GCTTGGGTTCCCTCTGAGTTTAACTTCAGATCGACCCTTTGGTTATTCGAGTAGAATCGAGTGACTAATTAGATTAGATGCACAGTTAGATTCAGGGTGAGTAGCTGGAAAACTTTAAGTTTCCCAACTCAAAGGTTGCTCCTTTTGGTCTGCAGCCCTCTTAATAAGAGGATAACTGCGAACTTAGCTAAACAAACTACAAAAAACAAATGAAAAATAAACATCAAAATTTATCTTCCATTTCTTTTAGGAATTTGTCTAGACTGATTCTGTCACAAGATACTAAGTTGATCTCGCTTAAGAACCCAGAGTTCTTAGCTTTCTTTAAGGAATTTGGTTGACAGCTTGTCAAACTCATAGTCCATAAAGAAAGAAAGGTAACCTCGAAGTTGAGATTTTTATATCGTTTTTGCCTGTACCTTCTACTTCTATGTAGAAGACATGGCGATTTATACGTTATAAAGTATCTCAAAGCTTCTCAGCTTGCTATTCAAAAGAGTATCGCAGGGACACCTTTCAAAACTCTTAGAGAGATTGAACCTGATTTTCCCTTTCCTAGGTTAACTAGGAAGGGTTTACCAGTTTTCATCGGAACTAGAGATAGACAATCCATAGCAAATGGGTCTATACCTAGTATCCAATTCTTTCTTACCATTTTTGGTATTTATAGAGTCTTGAACGGACCAGTTCAGGCTAAGTTATCTACGATAACAGATCCTTTTTCTGGTCATAGTGAATTTTTGGATAATTCTTTAGGATTGATAGAAAAGCTTTCTACTAATCTTATTAGAGTCCCAAAACATTCGCTATGTTCATCCTTGTTATTCCTCCAAACCTCCTCTCCTAACGCGAAGGTCAGTTGAAAAGGTTTTTACGCCGACTGTTATGCCTTAGTTGGATCTCAGATATGAGATTCCGTTAGGTCATGACTCCAGCTTACTTCCTCTTTCCAATTTCTCAATTTAATTGAGATTATGGCGAAAAAGATTAAGCCTGGTTATAACCCGTTGGTGAAGAACTCTCGTACTCTATCTATTTCCTTTACTCGAAGAAGCGATTCCGCTTCCTTTAGTTTATTAGAAATTAGAGAGATGTACGGCGATCTAGTTGATGAATTCGGTGTTTTCAAATATGATTATCTCTCAAAACTTTATGAGAAACATATTGAAAAGGAGTCAATTTATCATCTAGGTCAGCTGTCCTTCAAGAAAGAAGCTGCTGGAAAATTAAGAGTTTTTGCAATGGTCGATGTAGTGACTCAGTCTCTATTTCGTCCGTTACATGATCTCTTATTTTCCATACTTAAAGGTTTCCCTAATGATGGTACTTTTGATCAATCAGCTGCCTTTTTACGGGCAGTTGAGAAGTCAAAAGTCACCGGTCATTGTTTTGGTTATGATTTAACCGCGGCAACTGACCGACTTCCTATTGTTCTTCAAGTATCGATTTTAAAGTCAATAATTGGAGAAAAATTGGCGTCATTATGGAGTATCATTTTAGTGAAAAGGGAATATGTTATTCCCTCGAATCCTTATGATATTCCGCTTGGAGCACTTAAGTATGCCGTAGGACAACCTATGGGGGCTCTTAGTTCTTGAGCGATGTTAGCCATTACTCACCATATGATCCTTCAGTACTGTAGTCGTTTAATAGGTAACCCTGTTAAATGAAATACAGATTATGAAGTTCTAGGGGATGATATTGTAATTTTCAATGTTCATCTAGCTAGAAAATATGTTGAGATAATGGGTTTATTTGGGGTTCCTCTTAACTTGTCTAAATCTGTTGTCTCTTCGCAAGAGATACCAGTTGTAGAGTTCGCTAAGAGGACCTCTTTTAAAGGAGTAGATGTTTCTCCATTATCCTTGAAGATGTTCCTTAATCAAAGAACATTTCAGGGTCGGTTGGCTACTACTTTATGGTATTGAGATCGTTTTAAATCTCATTATCTAAGTAATTGCTATACTATAATGGCCTCTTATAGAAGAGACAATAGACCAAAAACAAGTTCTCTTGTTAAATTGGCTCTATTATCTACTCTTGTTAAGAGAGGAAAGATTCCTTTGGAATGGATTCTTATGAAATTGAAAGATTCTCGTTCACTAATTAGGGTTTTAGGTAAAATTATTTTACTTAAACTCCCTGAAGATTGATCTTCTTCTTTAGTAACAAAAGTTCTTAAAGGAGAAGATTATTCTTCTTTGATACCGAGAAAGTCTTTTTCATATGAAATAGAGGCTAGGTACTATAAGGTTAGTTTGGTCAAAAGAATTAAGCAATTAACTTCACGTTATTCGATCGATTCTTTAGAGCAAATTAAACTCAAGTTTACTGAAGCTTGTGGGGCGAAATCTATTGTCTTTAAACGGACTTTAGATTCTTTACTCGCAAAGCCCGGACTAACCATTCTCTTTTACAAGGATTTAAGTCTTGAGAAATACTCGTTAGAGTTTCTCTTGACCATCCTTAGCGAAGTAGAATCGGCAAATTCGGTATTATCCCTCTATAAGTTAGAGAGTTCTAAGAGCTCCTCTGTCACTAGTGACAATTTAAAACTGTTACAAATGATAGAGAAAAGTTTCAAGAAGGAAGTAAGAGAAGACCAAAAGTCGGCTCTTATGGCGTCTTGAACTATGATATCTTAGCTCCGAGTTACCTAGGTGATTACTAATCCCTTGGTCAGGTTCTAGCCAAATTGCTAGAGGAAGTGAAGAGGGAGGAAGGGACAGTTCCGCACTGTCATCGATAGGAGTTGTACTTACAAGTATGCAATGCTGAATTGCAATATGAGAAATCATATTTACTCGGTCGGTAAACTAACCTCTCTAGATTAGAGCGGAAGTATTGGATTGTTAAGGTCTGATACTGGTCGTGATACTTGCACTTAACTTCAGCCATATTGACCCAAACGGATCTTGATAAGACGAAAGTCGGAGCAAGGAAGTCCGA